AGAACACGGTTCTGTCTTCGTCCGAAATTGAGTTTGATGGCGAAGGTGAACGCCCGGTCGGCGTTGCCCGCTTAACCTACACTATCCGATATGTTACAACCATCGGAGATGTGGAAACGGCCAGATAAGGAGGCTCCAAAATGGCTACACACGCAGGTAGCGAAGGGACCGTGAAGGTCGGTTCCAACGCAGTCGCAGAAATCCGCTCGTTCTCCATTGAGGAAACTGCGGACACCCTTGAAGACACCACGATGGGCGACACCGCCCGCACCTACAAGTCGTCGCTGACCTCGTTCAGCGGCTCGGTTGACGTTCTCTGGGACGAGACTGATAGCAGCGGCCAAGGCGCTCTCACTATTGGCGCAGAAGTCACGCTGAACCTTTATCCCGAGGGTGATGCCGCCAGTGACACCTACCTCACCGGATCGGCCATCGTTACCGGACGCTCGATTAGCTCGTCCTATGACGGCCTTGTCGAAATGTCGATCACCGTTCAGGGCAATGGCGCTCTGACCACGACCACGGTGTAATGACATGAGCATCGCCCAGCGCATCGCTGCAAATCGCGCCGCACAGGCTCGCAGCGTTGTCGAGGTGGCTGATTGGGGCGAAGGGGACAATCCTCTTCGCCTCTATTTCGGACCTGTGACAGCCAGAGACATTGAGAAAGTGCAGCGCAAATATAAGGATTTCTTGAGCAACGCCACTATGGGGGCGATGGTCGAGATGATTATTCACAAGTGTGAAGACGAGAAAGGTGAAGCCGCTTTTACACTGGAAGACAAGCCGATCCTGATGGGTGAACCTATCGGCACCATCGCCCATGTGTTCGGTGCGATCTTCAATTCCACATCTGTTGAGGATCAGGAAAAAAACTAAATAGCGACCCATTCAGGTTCAACTTAGTCGCGCTTGCGGACAGACTTGGAAAGACCATCGCAGAGATTGAGGAAATCAGTTTAAGCGAGTATAATGAATGGGTCGCATACTTCAATTTGATGCAGGAGCGAGAAAAGCATGGCCGTCGAAAAACTAACGTTTGAGATGAACGCGGTCGGCAATGCCGTTCCGCAGATGCAGCAAGTGCAGAAACAACTGACCGCAGTCAATTCCCGACTGCAAGTTGCAAGCTCAAGCATGGCCGTGGCTGGCAGAAGCAGCGCCCGTATGGGTTCTCAAGTGCAGAACGCTGCTTTCCAAGTTGGTGACTTCGCCGTTCAAGTTGCCGCCGGCACCAGCGCCACGCGGGCGATGGCAATGCAGCTTCCGCAGCTTTTGGGTGGCTTTGGTGTATGGGGCGCTTTGGCTGGTGCTGCCGTTGCGGTAGGCAGCGCATTGCTTCTGGCAAGGAAGAACACGGATGACCTCACATCTTCATCTTTAAGTCTTTCGCAGGTTACAAGTGATCTAAATTCGACAATGGACATAGCCACGATGTCCGCAAAGAAAATGGCAGAAATGTATGGCGAGGGCGCTGCCCGCGTTAGAGATGCTGCTGTCGCCTTGCTTGAACTCAGATCGGCCCAAGCTGGGGCGCGCTTGCGCGACATGGCTGTTGCGTCGAAAGATGTGATCGAGCAATTTTCGCTGTTTGGGTCTGTTGGTGAAACCTTGTCACCAGCTATGAACCAAATGATGCAAGACTTAAATATGACATGGGAGCAGGCCGAGCAGTTGCAGCGTGTTTTTGGGGAGATTTACAGTTCTGATCTCTCTAGCGCCGCAGAAGTTTTTGGGAAGCTAGATAATACTCTGCGTGATGCCGGCATAACTGCGGAAGGACTGCCATTTCAACTAAGAAGCGCCTTGATCGAATTTGGCTCCATGACAATGGAAGCAGAGGAGCTAAAAGCCGCAATGGAGCGGGCCGATAGCACTGTTGAGCAATTTTCGCTCGGTGCAAGCATTGCAATTCCAGAGGCAGCGAAGAGGGCGTCTGAAGCCCTTACAGAAATGCAAGAGCGCACCAAATCAATAGCCGACACCATGCAAAGCGCAATGACCAGCGGCTTCATGTCTATCATCGACGGCACCAAATCAGCCAAGGATGCTTTCCGCGACATGGCCCGTAGCATCATCGCCAAACTCTATGAGGTGCTTGTCGTGCAGCGGCTCGTCGGCTCCTTTGATGCGGCGACCGGAACAGGCACGGGGCTTACTGGTATGCTCATGGGTGCATTTGGCGGCTTCCGAGCCAACGGCGGACCAGTTTCAGGCGGGACGCCATATATCGTTGGGGAGCGCGGGCCTGAACTATTCGTGCCATCGCGCAGCGGAACCATCGTGCCGAATGGCGCTGGCGGCGGCGTGACCGTCATCCAGAACAACACTTTCGGCAACGGCGTCAGCCGGGCTGAGATCCAGTCGATGCTGCCGCGCATTGTCGAAACCACCAAGGCCGCTGTGTTTGACGCGCAGCGCCGCTCTGTCAACGGGTTGGGCTACGCATGACCATAAGCTATCCTTTAAGCCTGCCCACGCACACAGGCATCCGCTCGATCAGCCTGCGGGCTATCAACGCGGTGGCCTACGAGCGCAGCCCGTTTACCTTCGCAGGCCAAGCGCAGGCCAGCGCAGGCCAGATGTGGGCCGCTGATGTAGCGCTGCCGCCGATGAAGCGGGCTGACGCCGAGCAATGGATCGCATGGCTGACCAGCCTGCGCGGCCAGTTCGGCACATTTATCATGGGCGATCCGATCTCGGCCATCGCTCGCGGGACTGCTCGCGGGACGGATACGGTCTCGGTCAACGGCGGCTCTCAGACGGGTCAAGACCTTGACATCACCAGCGACCAACTCAGCGAGACTGGCTATCTGCTTGCTGGCGATTACATCCAGCTTGGCAGCGGTGCGACCACCAGCTTGCACAAGGTTCTGGTGGATGCTGACACGGATGGCAGCGGAAACTCGACGCTGACGCTATGGCCGAATGTCAGGACGGCTCCGTCGAATGGTGCGACCGTGACGGTTCAATCAGCCAAAGGCCGCTGGCGGCTGGCTGGCAATGAGAGTGAGTGGAGCGTGAACGAGGCCAGCATTTATGGCATCAGCTTCAGCGCGATGGAGGCAATATGAGCCGCACAGTTCCTGCCGCAATTCTGACTGCTCTCGCTCAGGAGACTGTCGAGCCGTTCTATGCCGTTGAGATGAACTTCGACGCTGGCGCTGTGCGTCTGTGGACTGGCTACGGCGACCGCACCATCGGCGGTCAGACATATACCGGATCTGGCAACCTGCTGAACATCAGCGGTATTGAGGAGGCCTCTGATCTGTCCGCCAAGGGCATCACTCTATCACTGAGCGGGATAGATAGCTCAATCGTCAGCTTGGCCCTGCAAGAGCCATATCAAGGCCGCACAGCCAGAGTTTTGTTTGGCGTAGCCAGCGTAAACGATCATGTCGAGGTCTTTTCCGGGCTTATGGATGTGATGACCATCCAGGAAGACGGATCAACAGCAACTATTGAGCTAACTGTTGAAAGCAAGTTGGTCACGTTGCAGCGACCAAACGTCCGCCGCTATACATCAGAGAGCCACAAGCTGCGTTATCCGAGCGACACCTTTTTTGATTTTGTTGAGCAGCTACAGGACAAAGAAGTGGCATGGGGCAGGTCAATCTCCTAATTGATTATGTGAAGGCTCAACGTGGCAAGCCATTTGCCTTGGGCGAGCATGATTGCTTCACATTCACCAACGGCGCTTGGCGGGCCATGCACGGTCATGGCTATGCGGATCAGTTTGTCGGTCGCTACGCTGGCCTCGGTAGGAAGGCTTTTGCGAAGCTGATGTGGGAATGCTTCAACACCAGCGATCTCATCAAGGCGTTGGATACTGTCCTGCATCGGGTGGAGACTTTTCCCCCAAAAGGTGCTTTAGTGGCGACGAAGAATGCGAGGCCATATTTCACCGGATATGCGCTCGGCCTTGCGATGGGTGTCAACGCTGTTTTCCTAGGCGACGATGATATGATATATTTGCCGATAAGCGAGATCGAAGGAGCTTGGGTATGACGCTGAAACATCCGTTTAATGTGATGCGTCATGACGATTGGGATGCTGCGCCACGGATGCCGCAGGCAATTGGTGCCGCTATTGCTGCTGCTTTCCCAGCCACAACTACTGCTGCGTTTACTGTCGCCATTGGTGGTGTCGCCACAACCTACTCCTACGCCGCCATCCTCGGCTATGTGGCCTATTCCGCGCTGACCTCTGCCGCGTTGAGGGCGCTGGCTCCGAAAGCCACCGCGCAGAACAAAGGGACGCTTATCAACGCCCGCGAGGCGGCGGCTCCGCAAGAATACGTCTACGGCCAAGTCCGCAAGGGCGGCGTCATAACCTTCCTTGAGGGGTCCGGCGGCAACAACAAATATCTGCACATGATCCTCACGCTGGCGGGCCATGAGGTTGAGGAAATCGGCAGCGTCTACATCAACGATGAAGTTGTCAGCATTGACGCCAGCGGTTTTGTCACGGGCGACCGCTGGAAGAGCAAGGTCCGCATCTACAAGCACCTCGGCAACCAAACCTCGGCATCCACCAACTTTGACAACGTATCGACCAACCTTGCCGCTACCCTGCACACCGACACATCTGCCACCAGCAGCTTCGTCGGCCAAGGCATCGCCTATATCTATGCCCGTTTTGAATACGACCAAGACGTTTTCGGTGGTGGCCTGCCGACGATCACAGCAGTCGTCAAAGGCAAGAAGGTCTACGATCCGCGTGGAGCCACGACAGGCTACAGCAACAATGCCGCGCTCTGCGTGAGGGATTATCTGACCTCCGCCTACGGCCTGAACGACAGCACGGTTGACGACACTTATTTTGCAGCCGCAGCAAACGACTGCGATGACAACATCACGCTTTCCGCTGGCGGGACGCAGAAGCGTTATACCATCGACGGCGTGGTGAACTCAGCCAGCGCGATTGGCGCTGCGTTGGCCGACATGATGGAAGCCTGCAACGGGACGCTCTTTTTCTCTGGTGGAGCATGGAAGCTGAAGGCTGGCGTCTACGAGGCCAGCGTCAAGTCGCTCACGCTGGACGACTTCAGATCGGCCATCACGCTGCCTACCAGACTATCCCGCCGGGACAACTTCAACCGCGTGACGGGCAAATTCATCTACGGCGGCGTCTATGATGAAAGCACCAACCCAAGCGCGGGCGATTGGATCGAAACCGACTTCCCAGCCATCGAAAGCGCGGCCTTCCTGACGGAAGACAACGACATCGACAACACGCTTGACATCTCACTAGCGATGGTCACAAACGGCGACCGCGCCCAGCGCATCGCAAAGCAAAAGCTGTTCCGATCCCGCGAGCAGATGACCGTCTCTGCCGAGTTCGGCCTTTCAGCAATGGGCGTCGAGGTTGGCGACATTGTTGACCTGACGATTGACCGATACGGCTGGGATCAGAAGGAATTTGAGGTCGTCAACTGGCGGCTGGTCATCTCCGAGACTGGCGGCGTCCGTGTCGCCATGACGCTGCGCGAAACAAGCAGCGCGGCCTTTGCGTGGGATGCCGAGGAAACTGCGGTTATCAATAATAACACGACCCTGCCGGATTATGTCACGGTCGCCGCGCCGACTGGTCTTGCCCTGACGGCGACCACCGTCCTGAACGACGATGGCATTTCCATCCCGGCTATCTTGGCGACTTGGACCGCCTCGGCCAACGCCTTCGTCAGCTACTACGAGATCCAGTATAAACGCCTTGGCGGCGAAGAAGATTACGGCAGCATCGCTGATGCTCAGGACGCAAGCGAGGACTGGGGCAGTATCGCGGTGGCATATACCAGCGATGAAGATTATGGCCTGACGAATGAGGAGATCCTGACGCCTGACGCCGAGTATTCGTCCATATTCGGCTCGACCACATCTTACACCATCCAGCCTGTGCTGAATGGCTACGACTACGCAGTCCGCGTGAGGGCCGTCAATGGCCTCAACGTCCGTAGCCCGTGGGCTACATCGCAGGTTGCCTCGTCTGGAGATACAACGCCGCCGAATGAGCCTCTGAGCCTCGCTGTTTCCGCCGACTACAAGCAGCTTGCGGTTGAGTGGATCAACCCTGCCGATCAGGACTTGGCCTATATTGAGATTTGGCGGAATACGACCAACAACCTTTCAACCGCGACAATGATCGGCACCATCGACGGAACGCGGTTTGTTGACGCGCCGTTGGGCAATAATATTACTCGGTTCTACTGGGTCCGTGCAGTTGATTACTCGCTGAACAAATCTGACTACGTTGGCCCTCAGTCTGCCACCACGCTGCTCGTCACGCCGGATGATTTCAACGATGCGGTCAATGATCTATTCAGCGAGGCTGGCGCTTTTGGCATCGAGCCTGTTTCATCGCTACCAGCATCCGGCGACTTTGATGGTCAGCTTGTCCTGCTGCTGCCAGACATCACGATCTATCGGTGGGATGCAACAACGTCGTCTTGGTCAACTGATGTTTACACTGGGTCATCTGTTGAGGCTGGCTCAATCACCTACACCAGCTTCGCCTCTGGCATTGAGCCTGTTGGTGTCGTTGATACGCTGCCAACGGTGAGCGGCTATGAAGGCCCGCAGGTCGTCGTGCTGACCACTGATGGCAAGCTCTATCGCCTCGTCAGCGGCGCGTGGACGGCGGCTGTCAATACAGACGACATCACTGGCACCATTGGCGAAAATCTATTCAGCGACGATCTACGGCCCATTGAGCGGGTCGCTGCGCTACCGACTACGGGACTGACGCAAGGCCGTGTGGTGCTGCTCACGACCGACAACAAGCTGTATCGCTATACCGGATCGGCTTGGACGGCGGCTGTGCCTGCGACTGATCTCACAGGGCAGATTGACGGCACACAGATCGCGGACGCAGCGGTGACGGCATCCAAGATAGGGGCGGCGGCTGTGACGACGGCAAAGATCGAGACGGAGGCGATCACCGAGGCCAAACTAGGCGTTGACGCAGTCACCGCCGAAAAGATCGCGGCCAATGCTGTGACAGCGGCAAAGATCGGGGCTGCGGCTGTTACCACGGCCAAGATTGCGACGAGTGCTGTGACGGCCAATGAACTCGGCACGAACGCTGTGACGGCGGCTAAGATCGCAGACAATGCCGTCACATCGGCAAAGATCGGGGCAGCGGCGATCACAACGGCCAAGATCGCCACGGATGCCATCACCACCGATCTCATCGCGGCGAATGCGATCACCGCCACAGAGATCAGCGACAACGCTATCACATCGGCAAAGATCATAGCTGGCTCAATAACGTCATCAAAGATCGCGGCTGGTGCTGTTACGGCCAACGAGATCGCTGCTGGGGCGATAACAACGGCCAAGATCAGCGCAGGTGCCGTGACTTCTGCCGAAATCGCGGCAGACGCCATCACGACTGACAAGATCGCGGCAGGGGCTGTGACGGCTCTGGAGGTTGCAGCAGACGCGATCACGACTGACAAGATCGCGGCAGGGGCGGTGACGGCTGAAGAAATAGCTGCTGGATCCATCACGACGGCCAAGATCAGCGCTGGGGCGGTGACTGCTGCCGAGATCGCGGCAGACGCCATCACCACGTCGAAGATTGCCGCAGGCGCTGTCACGGCGTCCGAGATTGCCGCAGATGCCGTCACAACCGACAAGATCGCCGCTGGAGCCGTTACAGCCGCCGAAATCACGGCGGGTGCTGTCACGACAGCGAAGATAGCGGCTGGCGCTGTAACTGCGACGGAGATCGCTGCTGGAGCCGTTGTGGCTGGCAAGATTGCCGCAGATGCTGTTACGGCCAGTGAAATCGCCGCCAACGCCGTGACGGCCTCCGAGATTGCTGCTGGAGCCATCACAACGGCCAAGATCGCCGCAGGTGCAGTGACGGCTACGGAGATCGCTGCGTCGGCTGTGTCGGCAGACAAGATCGCTGCAAACGCTATCACCGCGACTAAGATCGCTGCCGACGCGGTGACGGCTGATAAGATCGCGGCCAACGCGGTTGAGGCTGACGCCATCGCGGCAAATGCTATCACGACTGGTAAGATCGCGGCTGGCGCTGTCAATGCAGATCAGATCGCTGCCAACGCCATCACATCCGGCAAGATTTTCGCTGGCGCAATTACGTCAGACAAAGTGGCGGCGGATGCCATCATCGCAGACAAAATAGCCGCCGGGGCTATCATCACATCCAAGCTCGCGGCTGGCGCGGTGACGGCTGACAAGATGACCGTCAGCGAACTGTCTGCAATCACATCAGATCTCGGCACGATCTCGGTCGGCAGTGCCAACATCGCAAACGCTGCGATCACCAACGCAAAGATTGCCGATCTGGCGGTCAACACGGTCAAGATCGCTGGAAACTCAGTGACGATCCCGCAGAGTGCAAGCGGAGCGTGGGGGACTACGCTGACTGTGAATGTGCCTGATGCGACGAATAGCGTTCTGATTAATGCAGTTGTTTCAAACCTTGGGGCCACAAATGACACCGCATATGTCGAGTTAAGATTGGATGGGTCAGTCGTCCAGACGATATGGTATGGCGTGGATCAAGTCTTTACCGGCGGGACCGTATTCGGGGCGTTTTCTGTGCCTGCGGCCCACATCGCAAGCCTTACATCCGGCAACCACACTGTTTCGATTACGTCTGGCGGCGGCGGAAATACAGGCAGCGCAACTGTAACCATCACCAGCATGATTGTGAGGAAATGATGCACAAATTTGCACTTGTGTCTCCGGGCGGCAAGATCATGCAGACTGGCACCGCCAGTCGCCAAGAAGATATGCTGATGCAAGCCGCAAGCAGACCAGAGCTAACGCTGGTCGAGTGCGATGCGATCTATGGCGTCCATTATTTCAGCGGCGGCGAGATGAAGGCATATCCTGAGCGGCCTAGCCAGCATCACGAGTTCGACCACGATGCGGAGGTTTGGTTTGACGCTCGCACTGATGACGACCTAGCCAACGAGGCGAGGCAAAGGCGCAATAGCCTGCTTGCCAAGTCAGACTGGACGCAGATGCCGGATGCTCCGGCTGACAAGGACGCATGGGCCGCATATCGGCAGGCATTGCGGGACGTAACAGGGCAAGCGGGATGGCCGCATGATATTGAGTGGCCCGCGCCGCCAATGTGATTTCCAAAGTGGATCAAATAAGCTACAATCAGCGCAGCATGAGGTGAACAAATGACCAAACAAGTCCAGCGCCGTCGCGGCACCGCCACACAGCATACCAGCTTCACTGGTGCCGAGGGCGAGATCAGCGTCAACACGACGAACAAGTCGGTTCACGTTCATGACGGGACTACCGCTGGCGGCATCGAGGCTGCGCGGGCTGATATGACCAACGTCACGGATGCCAACCTAAATGCCCGCCTCAACGGCAACACGCTGTCGTCGCTGACGATCACCTCGGCTGACATCAACGGCGGCACCATCGACGGCACTGTGATCGGCGGCTCTACCCCTGCGGCTATCAGCGGGACGACCATCACTGGCACCAGCTTTGTGACCACTGGGGATATGACCTTTGGTGACGGCGACAAGGCCATCTTCGGTGCTGGGTCTGACCTACAGATTTATCACGATGGGTCGAATAGTTATATTTTAGACAATGGCACTGGTCATTTGGACATAAAAACAAACGGAACGGAAATACGCTTAACAAAAACCCCTTATGAACCCCTTTTGACTGCCAAAACTGATGGTGCTGTAGAGCTTTATTATGATGCGTTACTTAAACTCGCCACCACCGCCACAGGCGTAGACATCACGGGTAATACTCTTTCAGACAGTTTAACTGCCAATGGAAGTCTCAATGGCTTAAACGCTGGTTCAGTAATGCTTGATTATAGCGGCTCGTCAACTAGCCGATTGCTTGCTGTAGGCGCTGACGCAACAACTACAGGTATTCTCAAAGTAGTTTCTACTGCCTCAGATGGTGGGCCTTATATTGAGGCGATGACCATTAGCTCCACAGGCGTAGAT